GTAGCACTTCCAGAAACTCGTTCTGGCACTACTCCGCCTCCTGATGAAGGTGGCAAGGAAGTTTCTGCCCCTGGATCTGGTGGCCAGATCAAAAAGACTAACATGAAAAAGGGCGAAATGGCCCCAACGCCACTCAGCAAGGTAAGTGATATTAGAGGCCGTGCAGCGGCTAAACACGCAGCGAAGCGTCAGCAAGTAGCCTCAGATGTAAACGATATTCGAGCTGTTTCAAGTGCTGTTCAGCCTAACGTTGTTCAAAAAGCCGAAGGCATTCCAGCAGCTCCAAAGGCGCCTGGCGCAGGTGCTGTCAAGGCTCCTCCCGTAAAAGCTCCTGCAACTGCGTCAGTTCAGGCATCCTCACCTACTCCTCCAAAACTTTAATTATAGACCGAATCTTTATAAGGAATCTAACACATGGCTTTACAATACGTGACCCCAGATGGCACCCTAATCGTCCCAGGAGCATATGCAACCTGGAAACCCGAACCTAACAATGCTGGCCTAGCTACTACTGGCGTGGTCCTTCTAGTTGGCGAAGCCGATGGTGGACCATCTTATGCGGAAGAGGGCAATCAGCTTTATTTAAATTCTTTTGGCCCAGACGCCAAGGCATACGTTGTCGCCAAGTATGTTTCTGGCGCCGTTGTTGATGCCTACAATATGGTTGTGGCAGCTTCTGCCGATCCCAATATTCCAGGGTCTGTCAATCGTATCATTATTGCTAAGACCAATACCTCTGGCTACGCCGCATCTTCGTTGACTGGCCTAGCTTCTGCTAACGGTTCTTTTGCCGGTGGCGCTGCTGGAACCGCTTACTCTAATCTGTTTTCAAAGCAGCCTGGCTCTAAGGGCAACCTAATTAGTCGCACTGTTACGGCTGAAACAGCCGAAGCGCTGCCTACTACTGGCGCTTTTTGTCTAGCTTCCGCTCCTGCTGCTACCACGGTTAATTTTCGTGTAAACGGCCTACCCGTTGCCACTGCTGGCGGAACAGCCACTTTTGCTCAATACGACACGCCCACTACGATGGTTGCCGCCATTAACGCTCTTACTGGTGTAAATTGCACTGGTGGAGCTTCCAGGGGTACTATTGTTAGTTCCGGGTCGGTTTCTGCGGTTCTTGACTCTGGCTACGCTGCGCATTTTACTGGCACCTTCCTGGTAACTCCTACAGTTGGCGACATTCTAGTTCTTAAGACCGGCTCTGGCTTCTCTACAGCCAATGAAGGAACTTACGTTGTTCAGGCGGCTACGTCAAGCCGAATCGACGCTATTAAGGTCCTTGATGCTGGAGCCGACACTCGAACAGCCCCTACGTCCGAAGCTGCCACCATCGGCTCTGCCACTGATATGGTGGCTTACAGCCCCGTTATTATTACTCTAGAAGCCGGATCGGCTATCGCTGGTCTTGGCAAATCTCTAGAAATTGCTGATGGAGCTTCTGGCACCTTCTCCGACCTTTGCTTCACAAACGGCTCAGTTCCTGCTAAGGCCACCTTCACTTCTACTACGGCAGTTCCTTACGTCATTCCTGCGGCTGCTGAATATCGCGCGTCCATTAACTTTGTTCGCCAGATGGATCAGATTAATCAAACTCTGACTCTTGGTGGCAATGTTATTATGACGCTAGGCTATGTTGGAACTTCGGCATCGGCTGAAATCAGCGGCTCGGCCCTAACCCTTACGTTAGCGGGAGGTTCTAGCGCATCGCTGTCGCCTATTGTCCTAGATTTGACGAACTATGTTACTGTAGCTGATTTGTGTGGCTACCTGAAGACTCTTGGCGGCTTCTCTGCTGCTCCGAACCTGGCCTCTCTTGGCTCTATGTCTCCTCTTAACCTGGACGATGGTATTTACTCTTTTGCTTCTGAAAAGGGAGCTTGTGTGGGTCGTATCAAAGCCGACGGCTACTATGTAGCTTCTGGCATTACCTACGATTCCACTCTAGCAGATGTTGAGCCGGTTGGAGCTAATACAAAGCTGAATGGCCTACCTCAGACCTCCGTTGCAAGTTTCTTCTCTGGTGGTTCTCGTGGAGCTACCACCTCTGCCGACATCCAGGGCGCTTTTGATGCTCTAAAGGATGTTAATGGCAACTTCCTGGTGCCTCTGTTTAGCAATGATTCAACCGTTGACATCGCAGAAGGCAAGACTGGTGCAGCCTCTAGCTACACGATTGCTGGCATTAATGCTTCTGCAAGAAGCCATGTGCTTCAATCGTCAGCTATGAAAGCTGGCAAGCCTCGTCAGGCGTTCCTAAGCTGCTGGACGAACTTCAATGGAGCTAAGGAGGTTGCTGGAAACCTGGCTCAACCTCGTTGCGTTACCTTCTTTCAAAAGGTTAAAGATGTAGACGCCTCTGGCGTTCTAAAGACTTGGTATCCTTGGGCTCTAGCGGTCAAGGCTGCCGGTATGCAAGCTGCTGGCGGTTATCGTGACATGACCGGCAAGTTTGTTAATATCTCAGGGGTCATTGACCCCGTTGGTTACAACAATCAATCTCTGTCCAAGCGTGAAGATGCACTTCTAGCTGGCCTCTGTCCAGTCATTCACGAGGAAGACGGTGGTTATACCTTCGTTTCCGATCAGACGACTTATTCGTTTGACTCCAACTTTGTGTTCAATAGTTTCCAGGCTGTTTACGCCGCTGATACGGTCGCAATGACGGCCCAGAAGCGAATGGGCAAGCAGTTCAAGGGAGCCTCTTTAGCAGATGTTAACGCGGCTGTTGGGTTGTCGGCTCTAAGGAACATCCTAGATGAGCTTCGCCAGGCTAAGTACATTGCGCCTTCGGCCGATGCTCCTGCGGGCTACAAGAATCTGTCTGTAAAGATTCTAAACGGAAACACTATGGTTTGCAGTGGCGAGATTAAGGTGGCCACTGGCATTAAGTTCATCCCAATCGCCTTCCTGGTGACTTCTATCCAGGATTCTGCAACTGGTTAATAAATAAAAGGATAATACAACATGGCAGCTCCTCCTAGAGTTCTTTCTGGCGCACGCGCGAAGGTTGGCGTCGTTCAAGGCGACAGCATTCAATTTATTGGCATTTATAGCGACGTGTCATACACGTACGCTATTGATCAGCAACCCGTTTATATTCTTGGCCGATATTCGGCCGCTAGTATTGACCCTGTTGCTCTTGAAGTTGTTAACATTTCGGCTACTGGTTGGAGAGTCCTTAAACACGGACCCTTTGCTAAGACTGGAGGCAACTTTACTCAGCTTCAAAACCTGATCAGCGATGGTTATCTTACCTTCAGTATCTATGATCGTCAATCTGACGAGCAAGGCAACCAAACTGAAATTGCTCGAATCACTTCGGTTCGTCCGACTTCGGCCACTGGTGGATTCAGCATGAGGCAGCTAGCGAATGTTACTTATTCGTATGTTGGGATCATCATGTCTGATGAGTCTGGCGCCAACTACGAGTCCGCAGGAGCAATGGATCTACCAACACCCGCTTAATAATAAAATAACATAAACTTGAATTAGGGCCACTGGTTGGCCCTTTTTCTTTTGTGGCAATCTTTACCTATATGATTCGAACAGGCACATTAGGCGGAGATTTACGTGGGAACTTACCCTCTCCAGATGTTATTGCTCTTACAGACAAGCCAGGCAATCGTAAGCCTATCAAACTGCTGGAAGAAGGCAAGTATCTTAAGGTTGAGGATGGTTGGATTGTTTGTAGAACACCTGATGGAGGCGAAGCCGATGACAAGCACCAGGATCCCATGGGGATTCTTTACGCTGTCAATTCGGTAGCTCCATGCAAGTATGTTTACAAGGGTGGTTATGGTTGTGGCTACCTTGGCCTGTTCGTAGGCTGGACTGAGACTTCTAAGGGCGTCTGGCGATGTGACTCCACAGGTCCTGAAGTCCTTGGTCCTGTGTATATGGATAATTTAAGTTCCGATCTGCCTGTGCCGGTAGGAACGCTTATCTTTGCTTATCAGGCAACGGCTCCCGACAGAACCATTTCAAATGACGCCTCCAAGGCTCGTTCAGGCGTTTACAAGGTAATCAACAATGGCTCTGGCAATGCCCAGCATGCGATTATTGAACGTGCGCCAGAATATACGACAGGATTGTCATATGTTGAAAATATGTTGGTTTATGTTGATTCTGGGCAAGTCTACAAGAACACTTGCTTTAAGCTAACTACGCCTCAACCTGTTACCCTAGGGACAACCCCCTTAAGTTGGGATATCGTAGATGTTGATCGGGCTCATAAGGGTGTTATGGTTCGGCTGCATGATGTTCCTGATGGTGGGCTTTTAGGGGAATATGATGTAACCATTGACAAAGATACAGAAGGTTTGCTCTGTGAGTTTACAACGACACAAGACCCCGATCTGGCTATTTGGCCAGGTGGACGTTGGGGCTCGAAGATGGACATTAAGACATCCTCGATAGCCAAAGTTAGGACTGAAATCTGGATTCATGATAGCTCTACTGACACTGATGTCAAGTGGTTTGATGTAACTTCAAAGGATTTCTCTAATACCGACTATGTGGTTGTAGCAACTGATCCTGTTATTATTGAAGAAGTAGCGAAGCTACATAATGATTATCTAAAAGTCAAGGTTTTTGGAACAACCACAGCAACTTCTCCTGTAACTGTTTCACTTAGGATTGGAGATCCTCTTGTCCAAACTCGGATAGAGACTCCTATTACTATTTGGACCACTCCTGGCCAGCCTGGGCCTAAGGGAGACACCGGGCCAACAGGGCCACAAGGGCCAGGTGGTGGCCCTGGACCTCAAGGACCTACAGGACCACAAGGAGACAGCGGGCCAACAGGGCCACAAGGCCCGGCAGGGCAGACGGATGAACAACGTTCTTATTTGTATCCCGTTAAACGAGTGTCGTATGGGGCGTCTACAGTAGATCAGCTCCCTGTCATGGGATACGCTCAAGAGTCTGTCACTTTTACTTATCAAGATTGGGCAGGAATTCACAGTAATTCAAATTCCCAGAAGGTCAAGGATCTAAGATCGGACCCTCGTTTTTTCCTGACTGGGGTTACCGCTACGATCAACCAACCGTTCGTAGGCCCAGGATTATCTCATTTATGGCTGCTTACAAGCTCTAGGAGGAATTACCTAGATTCTGATGGATTTGTTAGGACTGAAGGTCTTGAATACATAATCCCTGAGGGGGCAGCAATTCCTTCTTATCCTGACGGGTTCGACCTGGTTGGGTTTGAAGGGGGAATGGTTTTTAGCGCTAGCAACAACCTGTCCATCCAGTGTGTGAACAATCTGTCGGGGACCCCCCTTAACATCGCTTGGTTGATGACCTGCCAGGGGTGTCTTTTGTCTCAGCTAACTTCCGGTTCTATTACATTTACACTT